TCCTTCGCTAGAGACTTTACACTATTTCCAGGAACGAAAAAGGCAAACAGATCAATCTTGCTATCAAAAGTAACAAATTCCTGATTTACCATAAATCCTCCTATTTTTGCTTTCCATTAGATATTACCATTTTAGCTTCTTCAATGGCAAGTCCGACCTTCTTTTCAAAAAGAGCGCGAGCAGGAGACCTTTCTTCAGACGCGTACAACTGTTGCACCAAGGCAAACAACTGCTCAGACGTAACCGAATTAGGAGAACCTGCACGACCTAGTATTTCAGCCTCACCAGAAGTAGGAGCATATACACAAGCTACATGAATATTGACAGGCGAGACGAAAACAGCAATAGCGGCCGCTAGAAATTCCGCGGGTAATGTTTTAAAACGAGGCAATCCGAGTGCATCAATAGAACCAAGTGTTAAGGAATGTAATATGGATGTCATTCTATTTCTATCAGTACCAAGCCAAGGAGCATCACCAACAAAACGCATGTAATCAGCTCTTGAAATACCAAGCGCATCAAGATGACCTAAATATCCGAGATTAGAAATCATCTTCATACCGGCTACTGCAACATTATACTGAAGCATTTATTACCTCCAATTTGTTAACTAATTGATATGAACGGGCAAGAAACTCATCCTTTAACTCATTGTAAAAATCAATCTTAGTAGCATCAAACTTAGCAACACCACGTGCTAATTCTAACCTTAGCAAATAACAATATCGACCATAGGCATCGTAATTGTCACCAAAATCAGGACGAGATTCTATAATGGGTTCACCATTACAAAATGTTACCATTGAATGAAGAATAGACCTCATTGATTTAAGACATTCCATTTTAGATTCCCAATGTTCCTCGACAGTAGCTAAATGATAGAGTTCGAACGCCTCATAGAACAAATTAACCTTTGCTTGAAAAATACGTAACCGATTAGACAGACGCGAAATTGATTCCCTTGACATCTTGTAATCTCCACTGGATTGATATGAATGACTCAAAGATTGATTGAACACGTTTAAAAGCGTCCATTTCTCTCAAATTCGTCAGACTTGAACTCATAGAACTCGGCGGGCTGTGGAGCTTTAATAGACCTATCGAACCTAGCAAACGCGTGCATAGCGGAACTCGATATTTTTTTAGATGGATGATATCTATTACCTTTTTCCTGCAGTAATTGATTATACGCCTCAGATAATTCTTCATAAGTAGGCGACGGATTAACTGATTCGGAATCTGTGTGTCCTGTACCCTGGGAATCATGTGATTTGTTAGAAGTATTTTTGCTTGAAGGAATGATATTTGATTGACTAACTTTTTGGTCTGTATTAGACCCAGTTTTCGACTTAGACGAACTCTCCATATTTTCGTTATTCCCTGATGGTTCTGCCATTTTAGCGACTCCTCCATGTTTAGCGATTTAGTGAGATATTTCGTTATGTATGGAATTATAGCACAGGAATCACTAACTTGTAAAGGCTCAAATTTACCTAACAAACCTTTAATTTTAACACAAGGCCACTTCCAACCAAGTCGACCAAAAGCATCATCATAATTAAAGCGAAAAGGCATAGGACAAGAAAGACCAGACTCCCAATATAGTTTCATAGCGTCAATCTCACGTTTACGACAAGTTGTACTGCCTTTATTAGGGTCTACAAAATGACTGGGTAAAGTTTTAACTATATGTAATACGTGAATATGTAACCGACCATGTAGTGAACCACGCTCAACACATGCAAAATAATTATGATACTCTTGGCCTTGTTGACGAGCTTTTAAAGCATTACGAACTGAACCAAACGAAGCTATACCAAATACTCTATCCATATCCTGAATATACTTTGACCACACTTTAGCGCCTGGACCAAAAACAGCCTCCATACGACCCTCACGAACTGTCAAAGTATTGAAAATATAGAACCAATCTGGACGCTCTTTAGCCTCAAATGCCAAACGACCAAGAACTTCAGCTTTACGACCACAAACAACCCTTTTTTTATATAATCCAAACATTATGTCGATTAATGAACCTTTAATAACTGAATTTTTGATAGGTTTACGATAATAACCAAAGAGTTTTATACAATGGTCCTGGAAATTACGAGGAAATCTTTTAGATAAAAGATACACCCGACGATAGCGGGTGTGAAAAACAACGGTATTATACACAAGGCGAGAAGAAAGTTGACGTAAAAGGTTGACCTCAGATTGTAAAACCTCAAGATTGTTAGGAGAATCAAAAGTTTGATTATAATATTTAATAAGAGAACGAGAACGACCTTCAAGATAATTTTTTAAGCGAAAGACTTTAGAATAAGATGATAAATCGGAAGGGCTAATGTTAAAAAGAATAGAGCCTTCCTCATAAATAGGAATACGCTTACGCTTAGATAATAAAATAGACTTAGAAGATAAAGGATTAACTGCGCGCAGTTGCGCGCGAGTCTCGTTTAGCTTCGCTAAACGCGACTGAGAATAATTAAGGCCAAAATAATTAGATAATAGAAGATTTAAATTGGACATAAATAAAAAAGAGTCACAATTAAATAAATCAGAGAATTTTGACCTTAAATAGAATTAAACCACTCAGAGACAAATAAGAAAAATAACAACATAGCTATAAATAAGACAATAGCTAAGACAATATAACCAGGCCATGACATTAATATTCCCAATATGATTTACGTTTAGGCTTCCAACCACCCATTGAAACCTCATAAGATGAAGGACCATCATAATCATTATTAAATCTATCTGGCCTACGTCCTGAATTAGAAGCCATAGAAACAGCTCGCTTACCAGAAAGCAAAGAACCTCCAAGCAAACCACCTATAGCACCAGTTAGAACTTTAGACCCCATATCTGTAACCTCTTTAGGCTCTGCGTATTTTGCCTCAATACGAGCAATTTCTTCTTGCCAACCTAAAATTCGTTGACGCGAGCCTTGCATATCAGCCTCAGATGACATATGACGAGTACGAGCATGTTCAGTTTTGATTTGCTGCTTCAACATATCTATATGTTTAGCAACAGAAGCCTTATCCATTTCTAAACGTTGACGGTTTTGTATATTAGGTGAGTCATAAGGTTGACTGGGACTCATTCCGTTCGATAAATAAGACGCTACGAGAGAATTAGCAGCATCAGGGCCATGAGGCGATGCAGCTGCAAGAATGGTAGCTATATTAGTCCTTTCGGAAACGCGCTCGCGAGTCTGTAACTCGCGCTGTTGAAGTTTCATCTGCGCTTTGTTTTGGGTTTCGGCGACAGATTGAGCACCTACACTGGTATTTGACCCGAGGCGTTCCCAAGGCGATGTGCCGGGCGCGTACTCATCGAGTTCTGCCCTTCGTTGACGCCCTAGCTCGGATCCAGACACAGCCTCGGGGGGAGTAGGTACTCCAACCACTTTATCAACAGCCTTATTACCTAAACCACCTAAAACGCTACCAAATACAGATTCACCTATTTTACCCCAATCCATATTTACCTCACAGGTATAAATGCAGGAAACTCAGAACCATATTTACGTATGGAAAGCGAGCAATCCATACCAAAAGTACGATTGGAACCGGCTAGATTATCGATCATAACGCCGAAACAATAAACATAACCATCTGACTCAGACAAAGTAACAAGCTCAGTCTGAATATTCATAACTGAAAATAAATCATCGGACGAATCATCAACGGATAAAGACTCTGTAGTACATGGAAGAATCATATACTTATCAAGAGCATTATTAGCCGACGCGGTATCAGAAACAACTGTATTATTAGTAGCTTTACGACCAAAGAAAAAATGTGCATTAAGGTAGTTAATATCAAACTGGCACATTAGACGGCCAGACAACTGAAAAAGCAAATTACCCTTATTATTTTCAGGTGAAAGAAATAATCCAAATGCCAAACGCTGTCCACTAACAATTGTGCCAACAGTACCTTTATCAACAAAAAAATTGCGAGCATCATAATCATCTCGAACAGTCGCCGAATATGCATAGGGCTTAACATTTGCAGCAGCGGGAGTACAAGTAGAATCAATAGCAGCTATAATTGTTGAATCAAAAGTAGTATTACCTGGATTAAGATAGAATATCTTTGAACCTATTACATTCGCACGAATCATGATACACCTCCAATAATTGCAAATAAAGATTTAACAGTATCGCCTAAACCCATAAATTTATCGGGAAAAAGCGCACCTAACACATCACTCACACCCAAAGAAATAATGGCTATAGTGCGCTTAGACCTTAACATATTTAACCACCTCATTGACCAACACCGGCAAATATAGAACGCGTAGGCGGTGGAACAAAAGAACGAACAGTCACACCAACATGAGTTTGAGCGTTCCAATGTTTAAGCTGATAAGTTTGAAATGACTGGTCATAATCATCATGTTCAATATATATAGCATCCTGTCTAGATGATGGATTAGTTGTTAAAAATGGATGACCTGCGACAACACTATAAAACCCATTCACAAAATTGGGAGATGTTCTATACCACTGCGAATGAGGAATCTCACCCAAGTCAACAGAACCCGAACCAATTAAAACCTCATTAGCATTAAGTGTTACAGGAGCCATCCGAGAAATAACAGCAGGGTCACCACAAATTTCCGCATAAGTAGGTTGAGCCTTAGTAGCAAGGTAATGCGTTTCGTTCGCATGTACATAAGGAAAACGAACTAATGCCATAATCCATATAGCACCGTGTTCAGGTATAAAACGATATGGTACACGCAAATTAAAAAGACCTTGAGACTTCGAAGTCCAAGAACCTAAAGTCGAATCGTCAGTGCCCGCGATGTCCATCCCCGATAACCAGTTTTTACTATGCCCGAGTAAAGTCGGCATTTGGTCGGCGTCCGTGTTCGGCGTAGTACCCCAAGTGTGATTAACTATATCACGATAACGCAAACCGAACCAATCACGAGAAACTTCGGACTGCAAACGACCTTTTAAAGCATCGAGAGAGAGAAGATTTACTTCACTAGATTCCAACGCCAAACGATAATCAGCTGTCGATAAAGTTGTGTCATTTGTTGCAGTAATAAGTTGCTTTGTATGACAAGCGGGCAAGCCCCAATTCCAATGGGCCGAAGCAACAGAAAGATTTGGAAAATAGTCTTCCGCTAACTCACCTGCAGCGTAAGAAGGGTCGCGAAAATAACGATTGAAAATTTGCACCATACCACGGGAAATCCACCGAGGAACTGACGCAGAAGGATTAACCTTTATCCCCCAACATTGGGCATCCACGGCGGGCTGAGTGTCAACGCCCAAGCTAACGCTCTCATCAAAACCACTTTTGACGTAGCTAATCCAGTCCGAGCCGTAAATATGACGATGAGGAATATAAAATGCAAATAAATCAACTAAAGAATCAAGATACATTTGACGGCGAAGCGGAGATAAACGAATAACTGAATTAATATCTAATTCAATCGAATCACCTGCTACAACTGGCATGCATTTTAAAGCAGTAAGACTACCTAAAGCGCCACACTGCATTGACCAACTTGACAAATCATACTCTGTTCTTTCAGTATCACGAGTTACAATTTCTTGCACAGCACTACGAACCGACGCCATAAAAACCTCCTAAAATCTTTGACCACCAAGATAATAAATTTTTGTTCTACGATTGGACTTTCGATTAGTTTTTGACGTTAGAAAACTCCTTCGCTAGAGACTTTACACTATTTCCAGGAACGAAAAAGGCAAACAGATCAATCTTGCTATCAAAAGTAACAAATTCCTGATTTACCATAAATCCTCCTATTTTTGCTTTCCATTAGA